GACTTGGACAAGATCGTGGGGAGTTCTGCCGAAGGCCACTGGCAGACGGCGGTCCCAGGCTTCGCGCTCGGAGCCGAGAAGGAATTCGCGAGTATGAGTGACGATGACCTAAAGGCGATGAAAGAAGAGTGGCAGAATTACATCCACGGGCTGCAACGCCTCGTGTCCATAAAAGGGGGGAAGTTCACGCCGATAAAGGGCGAGATAGCCGACCCAACAGCGGCGTTTGGCGTGGTGATACAACTCATATCTGGAAAGACAGGAATACCACAACGAATCTTGCTAGGAAGTGAGCGCGGGAACCTGGCCTCCACCCAGGATCAAGCTAACTGGTTAGGGCGGATAGCTGAGCGACAATTGCAGTTCGCGGAGCCGCGGATACTGAGGCCGTTGATTGACCGGCTAGTGGCGATCAATGCGTTGCCTGCGCCTGACAGTGGAAACTACAAGGTGGAATGGCCCGGACTCTTCTATTTAACTGACGAGGAGCAAGCTGAGGTATATTTGAAACGAGCAAATGCAGTCAAGGCCGTCACTGGTGGCTTCCCTGAGGATATGTTTACTAAAGCTGAATTGCGCGTGATGCTCGGCTTCGAGCCTGAGCCTGACAAAGAAGAAATAACCACGCACGAATTAGACGAGAGCAACGAGGAAGTGCAGGCTGAGTTTGCGCGGTTGAAACATGCCAACAGCGACAATAACTAGACACGTACACAACATCCGTGCCGGCTGGCCCCAGTTGGCGATGATTCACAGGCAGTATATCGCTGAGATGAACCGCCGCTATGGTAGGCTCAAGGCACTCATAACCGAATCCATCGTCACGAACGACTGCTTTAGAATAAGCAACAAGCCCAGTGTATTCAGTACCTTTGCTGCCGCTGCGCTGCCATTCAAGTTCACAACTAACCCTGAAAAGGTAGAGGCGTTCATGGAGTGGCTGCGCGTGGCGCAGGACGGTGAGATCCTTGAGGTAACGGAGAGGGTAGGCCGTAGAGTAGTGGCTCATAGTGAGTGGCAAAACGTGTACGTAAGAAGATCTTATGAGAAAGGGATCGTCTTCGCACAACGCAAACTAAGGGAACAAGGTATCGACGTACCAGAGGAAGAGCTGAGGGCGATATTCAACAGGCCGATCCATGCTGACTCCCTGGGCATGATGTACACGAGGAACTTCACCGAGTTGCAGGGCATCAACGAGGCGATGGATCAGGTGATCTCGCGGGAGCTTATCGATGGGTTGAGCCAGGGCAAGAACCCCAGAGAGATAGCACGGCTTATCAACAAGAACCCTGTTACGAAGATCGGGATGGTAAGGGCGAGGACGTTAGCACGTACTGAGGTCAACCGTACACAGAATGAGGCTTCGCTTAATAGATACACGGACTACGGAGTGAAGAAAGTGGAACTGATGGTCGGGCCTGGACCGTGTCCTAGCGGGGTATGTGAAGCTGCCGGCGGGGTGTACAAGGTTGAGGATGCTCATGGGATAGTGCCAATTCATCCGAACTGTACGTGCACCTTCGCTCCAATAGTTTGACATTACCCAAATCTAGTTGTATAGTGACAAGGTGACGGGCCGCTTGGTCTTGACATTCAGGTAGAAAGTGTTACAGTTTTAACGGATACAAAAAAAGAGGCTTGCGTCTGGGAGAGTCGCTAAACGTGTGTCTCGCGTCAAGGACACTTGACCCCAGTCGCACAAGCCACAAGAAAAGGGAGGAAAGACTATGTAGAAAAGGATAGGTGAGAATGGATTCTGAGCTAGTTTTTGGCAAGCTCTCGACTGGTCGTGTATCGACTAAGTTTTTGGACGGTCGGGAGTATTTAGTTTGTCCTGTCGTGGCTGTCAAGCAGGGCATATTGAACACACAACTACTCCTTGCGCCTGAGATCGAGAAGTCTGTAGTATTGTGGAACGATGTACCAATACCAATACCCCATCCCTTAGAGAACGGAGAGAAGATCTCTGCGAGGGACTTGGACGTGATCGAGGAGTCAGTGGTCGGGCGCTTCTACAATGCGTACTATGAGAACGAAAGCCTAAAAGGTGAATTGTGGATTGACGTTGAGAAGGCGGAGAAGCTAGGCGATGATGCGCTCAAGATACTCAATAGGTTACGCAAAGGCGAGCCGGTCGAGGTGTCCACTGCCTATTACTCCGACACAGATCTGAGTGAAACCGGAACATACAATGGTAAGCAGTACGTAGGAGTTCAGCACGACATCCGACCGGATCACATAGCCCTGCTTCCTGAAGGAAAAGGGGCCTGTTCCTGGATCGACGGGTGCGGGACTCCGCGGATCAATCAGGAGTTAGTGAATAACCCTTATCCAAACGAACATTCTTGTAGAATCAAATCTCCAGGGAGTTTCACTGAGGGATCTTATGTAAGCGGGAGCCGAAAGCACAACGGCAAGACATATAGGGTGCTTATGGCAAGACTGAAGGGCAAGACCAAGCTGACCGATGCCTCCTACCGTTATCCGAGTAAGACCTGGACTACAGCGGCGGCAAAAGCGCACTGCAAGGCTCACGATGGGATCAAGTTTGAGCCAGCAACGGGGGTGAAAACTATGGAGCTAAGCGTACAGCTACGTGAAGGCGAGAGCTACAACAATAGATATGAGACTGTAGGGGATGCCATACGGGAAAAGGTTATCCCTTCCGGTGAGACTGGTTGGTATGTTTATATCTCGGACTTGTATGAGAACAGCGTTGTTTATGAGGTTCAAGAACCTAACCAGACTACTGAATACTTTCAGGCACCGTATATCGTAGGCGAGGATCTAAAGGCGACGATAGGCGAGCCTATTGCTGTGAAGCGAAAGGTGACCTACACGACACTAAAGGAGCGTGGTATGGACGAAAACGAGAAGAGCGGGATTGTGAACGCAATCAAAGAAGGCTTCAACCAAATCAAAAGTCATTTTGGAGGTGCGATAATGACTGAAAAGGAGAAGCTGATCAAACAGCTTCAGGATAACGACGGGACACTGGACAAAGAGCTGTTGGAGAACACCGACGAAACGCTCCTCAAGTACATGGTGGGGCTGCTTCCAGTGGTGGAGAGAGGACGAAGGCGACAAGACACCCAAAGGTGAAGCCGAGGGCAACAAACCCAAGGACGAAACACCCAAGCCCGACGAGCTTGACGCTAAGATCGAGGAACACTTGAAGACGAAGTATGAGGACTTTGACAAGATCAAAGCCCACATGGACGAAATGGTAGCCGAGACTAACGCGGCTAAGAAGAAGTTGGTCGACACTCTTGTGGCCAACAAGCAATGCACGATTGACAAGGACGCGCTCGAAGAGCTGAGTCCTGAAACGTTGAGACAGCTAAGCGCTGCTTATGAGCCTGGGAGTTATCTTGGTTCGGGCGTGGTGAAGACGAACCTGGAAGCGATTCCAAGGCCCCCGGCTGTCTTATTGGCAAAAACAAGTCAAGGCGGTGAGTAATCATGGCGCAGAGAACGGTTCTAATACGCAGTACACCGGAAGGTCCAATCCAGAAAGAAATGATCATGGACGCAGCGGTACGACCAGGGATGCTGGTGGAACTAGCTAGCTCAACCCGTATCCAGGTCCTTTCCGCTACGATCGACCCTACGATGAGGGTAGTAGTTGAGTGCATGGATACCGAGATCAGCGCGACGTACGCAAGCGGGGAGACAATCCCGTACATTGTTCCTAGGCGCGGAGATGAGGTGTATGCCTATGCGACCTCCTCGGCATTAGCTACTTTGGCGGTTACGAACAAGTTGGTCTCCGATGGCAATGGGTTCCTGACGCTGTTTGACACAACGGCAACCCAGGCCGCAGGTGAAGTAATAGCAGAGGTAGTGGAGGCGACAGCGACGATTGCCGCAGGCGTAGTTTCACAAGTTCACGTGGAGGTTTTGTAATGGAAAACCAAGCACAGATAGTCACTCCTGCTGAGTTCTTCGGGGGTGACGGGAAAGCGATTGAGAAATTGATAGCGAACAACGGGGATCTAGATTGTTTGAGAACCAACGCGACC